GTTATATATCAAGTATGTGGTAATGTAGCCAGCATATATTTCTAGGCGTTTCCTCAAATAAAAAACTATTTAGAATGATGTATATTCTATACAGAGAGGATTCTATATGTCTAATATGCTCGAACAAGCTATTGTAGATGCTCAAACGCTGCGTGAAGCAGCACTAAAGAACGCTCAAGCAGCTATCGTCGAAAAGTATTCTGACGAAGTAAAGACTGCTGTTAGCCAGCTTTTAGAAGAAGAGCCTCTTGATGGTGCAGAAGAACCAACTGAAGAAGATTCAGTGATGGCAGATATTCCAATGGCTCACGTTGCTGGTGAACCCAACAGCGATGAGGAAATCGTAACAGTAGACTTGGACGATATCATCGCTGCCTCTGCTGCCGAAGACCAAGACGAAGATTTTCAAATGGACCGTCAAGAAATTGCGGATGAAGTTGGAATCGAACTTGACGAACCAGCAAATCGCACAGACGACGAGGTAAGCATCGACGAGAGTGAGCTTGTAGATATGTTTACTGAATTGTTAGCCATAGACGTGCCGCAAGTTCAACTTGACCGGACAGCACAGAAAATAGAAAAAGAGGAATTGGACCAAATTGACCTTGAGCAAGACATCGAAGTAGAATATGACTATACAGATGGAATGGACGAGAAAGATGCAGAAGCATATCGTCGTGCCCAAGAGAAGAACGAATCCCTCACCAGAACAAACACAGAACTTAAAACACAAAACAGCACTTTAAAGGAACACCTTAAGAGTGCTGCACAAGTATTAGAAGAAGTATCCTTGCAAAATGCGAGGTTATTGTATGCGAATCGTGTCCTAACTGACAACTCCTTGAATGAGCGGCAAAAGCACAAAATTGCCGATATGGTCGGAAAAGCACGTTCGGTGGAAGAAGCGAAGACAGTTTACGAAACTCTTCAAAAGACAATGGCAGGACAGGAAAGAAAGTCCCCTCAATCGTTGTCTGAAGCTGTGACGAAACGTTCTTCTGTAATCCTAAGCGGACGCAGAGAGTCTGAAACTTCAAACCCAGCGGGCGACTCGACTTATAATCGGTGGGCAACCCTCGCAGGTATGAAAAAGAACTGAATAAAAATCTAAAGGAGATAAAAAAATGTCAGTAATCGAAACCCTAACAGAAGGAATTAGAGCACGCTCTCTTTCCAATGAGGGTGAAGCTCTTCTACAGAAGTGGGAGCGTACTGGTCTTCTTGAAGGTATGGATGATGTTGGTCGTGCCAACATGTCTCGTCTTCTCGAAAACCAAGCAGCCCAGCTTCTTAAAGAAACCAGCACCATGTCTGGTGGTGATGTAGAAGGTTTTGCCGCAGTTGCATTCCCAATCGTTCGTCGTGTATTCGGCAACCTTTTGGCACAGGACCTTGTTTCTGTACAACCGATGAGCCTCCCGAGTGGACTCATCTTCTTCCTCGACTTCACTTTTAGTAGTGACGGCTTGGCAGGTGATAACGAAGACTTCCGCCTCGGTAACCAATTTGGTAACTCGCTTTATGGCGGTGGCGTTATTGGACAACAGCTTACCGGTGGTGTAAACCTTGGTGGCGCAAGTGGTTCTGACCGTAGTTTCTACGGCTTGAACAACGGCTACTCTAGCCCGACCGGCTCGGTAAATGCTCGTATGTTGGTTATTGCTAGTGGAACCTTTGGTGACCTAGCTTCTCGCCCAGGCGGTGCTCAGTTCAGCGCATTGCGTTCGGACCCTGCGTTTACCTCGGGTGCCGTAAATGTGGGTACCGCTTATGCTGTTGCAACCTCTTCGGTCGCAGTGGGGACAGCGTTCCCGAACCTTAACCGTGATGACCTGGTAAGTATTTGCTTGTCTGGTGGTCAAGCTGCTACACAGCAGCCTGGTGGTGGCATTATGTGTCGTATTTCTGGAGCATTCCAGGTGCGTCACTTGACGGAGATTACACCAGAAGGCACAGTCCGTATGGTCTTTGCTATGAACGCCACAGGCGGTATTGGTAACAACGGAACGGGTACAGCTAACGTTCTTTCTGCACCGAACTTCTTGGCTAAGTCTGTAAGTGGTTCGTTCGAAGTGGGTGGCGCTGGTAACACAGACGCTATGTCTGCTTCGTATGCATTGGCTGACACCTGGCAGCAGGGAACAGGACTTGGTTCTATCGCTGCTACCGAGCTTCAGCTTGAAAACAACGGTCGCATCCCCGAGATTGATATCAAGGTGGACAGTGTTGCCGTTACAGCTTTGAGCAAGAAGTTGAAAGCTAAGTGGACCCCTGAGTTGGCTCAGGACTTGAACGCTTATCACAACCTCGACGCTGAAGTTGAATTGACAAGCATCCTCTCTGAGCAAATTGCTCTTGAGATTGACCAGGAAATCCTGGAAGACCTTATCAAGGGTGCAACTGCTGCAACTTTGTACTGGTCTCGTAGCCCAGGTAAGTTCCTCAACCGTGAAACCGGTGCTCCTCTGGGCACAGGAATTGCTGGTCTGAACTATCCTGACTTCACGGGCACCGTTTCGGAATGGTATGAAACCCTTCTTGAGACTGTAAATGACGTGAGTGCTCGTATTCATCGTAAGACCCTGCGTGGTGGCGGAAATGTCATTGTGACATCTCCTGAGGTTGCTGGACTCCTTGAGTTCACCAGTGGCTTCCGTGCTGCGGTTGGTGTTGATGATGAGAAGGGTTCTTGGGGTGTTAAGCAAGTTGGCTCTCTGAGCCGCAAGATGGACGTTATGGTTGACCCATACTTCCCTCGCAACCTCATCCTTGTGGCTCGTAAGGGTACTAGCTTCCTCGAAAGTGGATATGTCTATGCTCCTTACGTCCCGCTGCAAGTCACGCCTACCATCTTTGGTACCGAAGACTTCGTGCCCCGTAAGGGCGTGATGACTCGCTACGCCAAGAAGATGGTTCGTCCTGACATGTACGGACTCGTTGTTGTAGCTGACCTTGTTGCTGACGCTGGTGCGGTGTAACAAGAAATAGTTGAATACAACTGAAGGGAACCCCGTCCTAGTGGCGGGGTTTTCTTTTATGTGAGTAAAAGTTAACATTAGGCAAGTAAAAAACTATTTAAGTAAACCAAATGAGGATAGGCAATGCCCACAAACTTACAACCACTTAGCACTGTAAGTGCAATAATACTTCCCGCCACTGGGACGCACAATCAGGTTATAACCTCCTTATCCTACGGAATATACAGCACACCTGCCTTCGTTAGCGGCGCTGTAGACCAAGTAGCCTACACCTACCAGAAATTAGGTGGCAATGTTTTAGACCTAGAAATTACTCCCTCCAATGTGTATAATGCGTATGAAGAGGCTTGTCTCGAATATTCCTATCTTGTAAACACTCACCAGGCAAAGAATGTTCTTTCAGATATGTTGGGAACTTCTACAGGTTCCTTCAATCAGGATGGCGAGTTCACTTCATATGAGCCTGGCACTAATGTCAAACCCAATCTTAAGTTTCCTAGATTTCAATTAGGCTATGCTACTCATATTGGTCGAGGTGCTGGAGTACACGTTCCCATAGGAGCCTCTCAAACAATATACTCGGCTTCATTTACAACGGTACAAAACCAGCAAGATTATGATTTACAGAAGATAATATACACTGCCTCCTTGGGAGCGGTTCCTTTCCAAAATCAGGTGGGTAAAAGTGCCATTACAATCCAAAGAGTATTTTATAAGACTCCTCAGTCAATGTGGAATTTCTTTGGAGGATATAGTATTGGAGCAGTTGGTAATCTTTCTACATATGGAATGTATGCAGACGATAGCACCTTCGAATTAGTTCCTGCATGGCAGAACGTTTTGCAGGCATATGCATTCAAAGAAGATATGAACGTTCGTGCTTCTCACTATTCGTTTGAGATTAATAATAATAAACTAAGAATATACCCCACTCCTGATGGAGCAAACCCAAAAAAGTTCTGGGTAGAGTTCAGAGTTGCAGAGGAAGCATTTGCAGAGTCGGAAGACCGCAAGTATGGAGCAGATGGTGTTAGTAACGTTAATACGCTGCCCTTTCCCAATGTTCCCTATAAAAACATTAACAGCATTGGTAAGCAATGGTGCCGACGTTTTGCTCTAGCCTCCGCAAAAGAAACTCTAGGTCAGGTACGCTCAAAGCTAGCATCTATTCCTATTCCAGGAAATGATGTGACCCTAAATGGTCCAGCCCTTGTAAGCGAGGCTAAAGAAGAACAAGCTGCTTTGCGGGACGAACTGAAGACCGTGTTGGATGAAATGGTATATGGCAAGCTGGCGGAAGGAGATGCTGCCCTTCAGAATAGCGTGTCCGAAGTTGTTAAACATATTCCAGTCGGAATCTATGTGGGATAGTAATATATGAGTGATAATAGATGGTCTCAGCCGGTACAGCCACCACCCCCAATGTTTGTGGGGCAGGCAGAGCGTAATTTTGTAAAACAAATAAATGATGAAGTAATCGAGAAAGTTGTTGGACAACAGATACTTTATTTTCCTATTGATATTACAAACTCTGATTATCATCCTTTATATGGGGAAGCAATAAAAAAATCTTTTATATCTCCGGTTAGAGTTTATGGTCTTATAGAGTATCAAGGTTCTGATAGAACCCAAGAAGAGTACGGCTTTAATACGCTGAAGAATATCACCGCTCATCTCCATAAGAGAAGGCTCACTCAGGACCAAGACCTGTTTGCACGACTAGGAGACTTTGTTCAGTATGATAACTTATTCTTTGAGATAGTAGATATTTCAAGCCCTCGATATTTGTTTGGTCAAGATGCAGGGTTTGCTGACTTTACTTCTTTTGAGGTAGAATTGACTTGCCGACAAGTCCGTAATGGGATGTTTAACCCAAGCAAGAAACCTAATTACGGAAGCTGGGGAGGAGGAAGTACCTAATGCCTAAACGAACTATTTTGAACCAAGACCTCAAGTCTACTTATCCACTATCTCCATCAAAAATGGAAGATATTGATTATGCTATCTACAACTATATTAATGACGAGCTTAATATCTTTTGTGAATCTAATGAAGGATTTCGCAAAGTGCCAGTGATATTTTCTGGCAAGGAACGTGCATTTGATATTAAGGCTAATCCAGACCTAAGGAGCAGTGATGATAATGTATTAGAATATCCTCTCATTTCTCTTACTAAGACTTCTATTAATCGTGACCCGACCAAGAAGGGTCGCTACGGAGTAAACATCCCGCCGTTTTTTGAGGTTTACCCACAAGGTTCAATTCCTATAGCAAGGCAGGTATTACAGAAAGAGTCTCGTGACCGAGCTAATAACACAGCGATAAACAGGTTTGGACAAGGAACGGACAGCACTTATCAAACTTTTCCTTTTGATAACGAAGAAGTTGTTTATGAAACGTTGTATGTGACAATGCCAGCATTTTTAGAAATTACTTATGACTTGCATATCGTTTCCAACTACAGACAACAGATGAACCAAATACTGGCTCCTTTTTTGACCCGTTTCACCACACCGGCTGTTTTCCCAATCACATACCAAGGGCACAACTACGAGGCATTCTTGGACCCCAATTGGAATGACGAAGGCACGAGTGCCGCCTTGGATACCAACGAGCGTACTTTCAAGACAACCACTACTATCCGGGTGCTGGGTCACATCACTGATGCCCAGGAAAACTCTGAAAGACCAGCAGTCATCCGGAGGCAATCAGCAGCTAAAGTAACCCTAGGTAGAGAGCAGACGATTGTGGGAGATATACCAGAATTTCATGCCAATCGGAAAGATAAATATAGGCGATAAGAAGAATAAGGTATTTGGGTTTCTAGCTTACTATTTAAAGGTAGAGATTTGTGCATCCTGCGGGACCACAAGTTATATTTAGAATACGTCAAAAAAGATGATTATATACAAGGAGAGAAAAATAAATGTCTGACAACTCTTCCAGAAAGTTTAAGTTTATTTCACCCGGTGTTTTTATTGATGAGGTGGATAATTCTCAATTACCCGCTACACCAACCGATATTGGACCGCTCATTATTGGGCGTGCCCTGAGAGGACCGGCTAATAAGCCAGTTCAAGTTTCCTCTTTCTCTGCTTTTGTAGAAACCTTCGGCAACCCAGTTCCGGGTGGCAAATCAGGAGATATTTGGAGAGAGGGCAACGAAAGCGCCCCAACTTATGCTGCCTATGCTGCTCAAGCTTGGCTTCGTAACGGCTCTCCTATCTCGTTCATGCGTGTGCTTGGTGATGAGGACAGTAGTGCTTCCGCAGCAGGTAAGGCTGGCTGGAAAGTCGGCGCTATTACTGCCAATGGCGACACAGGCAATAATGCCGGCGGTGTTTACGCTCTGTGTGTATGGCCTTCAGCTTCTATCGGCACCGTTGTGTCGGGTGCTGTCGCTGCGCAGTTCTATCTTGACTCAGGACGTATCTTGGTGTCGGGAACTGTTGCCGCTAGTGCTTCAGCCGCCACTCCTATGGTGAGCATTTCGGGCTCAACCATATATGAGGTGACGGACATTGATAATCTTAACTTGATTATCACTGGAAGCTCGGTGCCGAATAGCAACAAGACCCTTACTGTGAGTCTTAATCCTAACAGTGAAAACTTTATTCGCAAAGTGATGAACACAAACCCCACCGTGACTAATAGTGCTATTACTACAACTGCTACTCGTAACTTTTATGACGGCGGTGTGTACTTCTTGGGCGAAAGCTTTGAGCGGGCACTGACTCCATCGGGCAGCAACTCTATAGGCGTGCTCAACTCGGCTATCAGCAGCGGCAAGTTTTATGCGGCTATGATGCCAATGATGAGAAACACTGCATCTGCTAGTGATTTCAATAATACTGTAGCCGTGCAGCAGAATGATTTTGAAGGCGCTGCAACCCGAGGAACAACTGGGTTTTTCATCTCTCAAGATTTGAGTGATAACACCGCTGCTTACAACGCTCGGGATATGCAAAAACTATTCCGCCTCGAAGCCATTACGGCTGGCGAATCTACTCAGCGGGAAGTAAAAATATCTATCTCCAATATCAAAGCTCCGGAAGGAAACTATCAAACTTACGGTAGCTTCTCGGTCTTGGTAAGAGCTATTTCGGATACAGATAACAAAATTCAAGTTATCGAGCGATTTGACGAACTCAATCTCAATCCCGCCTCGCCGAACTATATTGCCAAAATCATTGGTGACAAGTATCAAGTATACAGCCAGACAGAACAACGCAATGTAGAGTATGGACAATTTGAAAATAACTCCAATTACATCCGAGTCGTGATGGATGAGGACGTGGCAGCCGGTACGCTGGAGCCCCGCCTTCTTCCGTTCGGTGTCTTCGGACCCCTTAAGTATCGTGACGTTGGTGTTGTAGGATACTCTAGTGGCTTTAGTCCTTTGCTGGGTCTGCCGGTATCTGGTACTCGTGGTACTGGCAAGTGTGCCCAGTCCATGGTTGCTGGTGGTAACCACAATATTTTAGGTAGTGCGGGACACGATGGTGCAGAACAAGATGTACTGTATGCCCCAGGTACCGCAGCAACTCAGACTTATACCTTGAGCACTACCACTATTGGTGCTGGTGGTGCTACTGTTGGTGAATTGAGCAACCAAACACTTAAGTTGACAGGTTCGGATGGCACGGCAAAGACATTTACTTTCGACGCAACCACGGCTACCAGTACAGCGACCAATATTGGTATCTCAGGTAAGAATGGTGATGCGGATGCACTTTATGCTGCTATTGTTAGCACCATCCACCTGTCCCGAGTTGCAGAAACGATATTTGTAACAGCTTCTCATACAACGGGTGAAAACTTTATAACCTTCACAAACTTGAACCGTGGTACGCCTGGTAACGGTACTAATCAGGGTAGCTTCCGAGGAACTATCTCTGGTTCGGCAGTCAACGGCAACACTAACCTAAATTCTGGTGTTCCCAACCGTGGCTCCGTACAGAATTGTGGTATCACCGGTTCGGGTAACTCTCGATTCGGCTCAGGAACCAACACTATCGGTTCTGTGCCCTTCATCGCAGGCGCTGACTGGTCTGGCTCTATTCAGTTCCCAACAGTTCCGCTGCGTCAAGGAAGCACCTGGGGAACACCCAAGTCAGCCCGTAGCACCTATTGGGGTGCTTGGACAGGAAGAACTGCTACAGATACCTTCTTTAGCGAAGAGATTCCTGATTGCTTGAGAATTCGCTCGTTTGACGCCTCGACAAACACTAACCCCTCTAGCACTTCTCACGATGTTGCTTTTGAGACCTCGGCACTGTCGGGCAGCGACCCAATGGTTATCTCTTGGGTATTCTCTCTGGATAACGTTGCAGGAACGGCTGGCGCTGGCTATACCTATGCACGCTCTAACCGTAAGAACGGCTTGAGCATTACAGCCCAGGCAGGCAACTCTTACAAGAGCCCGCTTTCGGGCAACGTTGATAGGTTCACTACTGTCTTGTTCGGTGGCTCTGATGGCTACAACATTACAGAAAGAGAGCCCTTCAGAAATAGCGGCATCACGACAACAGATGAAAAAGATGATTATGCTCTTTTCTCCCTGAAGAAAGCTATTGATATTGCATCTGATGCCGATGGTGTACAAATGAATGCCATCACGATTCCAGGGGTGACAAACACCACTGTAACTGATTACTTGTTGGATATGGTTGAGGACCGTGCAGACGCATTAGCCCTCATCGATATTCCTTTTGCTTATACCCCCGATACAGAAGATACTGGCTCGGCAGAAGCAAGAAATGCTGCAAACACACCAACAGCAGCAGCCAACAATCTGGCATCTCGTAGCATCAATAACAGCTACGGTGCTACCTACTACCCGTGGGTGCAGATTCAAGACACGAGCACTAACCAAGTACTGTGGGCTCCGCCTTCAGTAGCAGCCTTGGGTGTTCTCTCCTCAACGGATAGAAACCAAGCTCCTTGGTTCGCTCCTGCTGGATTCACCCGTGGTGGTCTTAGTGAAGGTGCGGCTGGTATTCCGGTCTTGGATGTATCTCGCCGCTTGTCTTCGGACGAACGAGACACATTATATGAAACAAACATTAATCCGGTTGCCAAATTCCCTGCCGAAGGCATTGTAATATTTGGACAGAAGACGCTTCAGCAGACAGCATCTGCCCTGGACCGTATCAATGTACGTCGCCTGATGATTTTCTTGAAGCGTGAAATATCGTTTATCGCTTCTCGATTGTTGTTCGGACCTAACACATCAATAACTTGGGATAGGTTCCTGGGTCAAGCAACTCCCCTCTTGGAGAGTGTCAAGTCTCAGTTTGGTATTGAAGACTTCCGTCTAATCTTGGACGAATCGACAACTACACCTGACTTGATTGACCGCAACATTATCTATGCTAAGTTGCTGGTGAAACCAACTCGTGCGGTAGAGTTCTTCGCTATCGACTTCGTAGTTACAAACAGTGGAGCTTCTTTCGACGAATAAATCGTTGGAAGAACTAATTATTACAAGGAGTACACAGAATAATGGCTTTATTTTGGAGTGATGTAAAAACAGAACCGAAACGGCGCTATCGATTTTCGCTTGGTTTTTCTAGAAAAGGTAACGATGACCAGATACCGTTGTGGACTGTAAAAACAGCCGCAAAGCCAAAAGCTACTGTATCTACTATTGAGCATCAGTTTATGGACCATGTGTTCAAGTATCCTGGACGGATTACTTGGGACCCAATTACTGTAACGCTTGTTGACCCAGTTGACCCGGATTTGTCCTGGCAGTTCCTTGATGTATTGGGTGCTGGCGGATACAAATATCCTACCAATTCGACTATCGCTGCCAAGAGCTTGTCCAAGAAGGCAATCCACGAGGCTATCGGAGATGTTTTCATCAAACAAATCGATGACTTAGGCAACCCGATTGAGACTTGGAGATTAGTAAATCCGTTTATTACCTCAGTAGATTTTGGTGGTCAGTTAGACTACTCCAGCGATGAGATGAATGAAGTAACTGTCGAGATTACTTTTGATTGGGCAGAGCTTACTCAGACCCAACAAAAAGGCAGAACTAGAACTCAAGCGGGATAATTTAACGTTATAAAAAATATGAAGTATCATAGCGATGCTTTATAGAAAGGTTACATAGATGAGTAGAAATGACAACCGTACAGGGATACCGGAGACCGTAGGCATTGATGATGCACCTGCGGCTCCGGTTTCTGCTGTTTCGCCCCAAGGCGGCGAAGGCTTTAGTTGGTCTATCCCAACAGAGTTTGTAAAATTGCCTAGCCAAGGAAGGTTTTACCCTAACGGTCACCCTTTGTCCGGCGTGGAACAAATAGAAATTAAATATATGACAGCCAAGGAGGAAGACATCCTCACGTCTCGTGCCCTTCTCAAGGAAGGAATAGCACTGGACAGGATGCTTCAGAATCTTTTCGTAGACAAGTCTATCGACCTTTCAGAGATGTTGGTTGGCGACAAAAATGCGTTATTGGTTGCTGCTCGGGCTACTGGGTATGGCGATAATTATCAAACAAAGGTTACTTGCCCCTCCTGTAATGAGACGGACGTATTTGAATTTGATATTAGCGAACCAAAGGTGACTCCGTTTGAAAGCTCAATAGAGTATCATAAGGTTGAACAAACTGCTAACAGCACTTTTTTGATAGGCTTGCCAATGACGCAAGTTACAGTAGAGTGTAAATTATTGACGGGTAAAGATGAGATTGCTCTTCTCAAAGAAGCTGACCGAAAAGCTAAAAAGAAAATTGAATCTTCTCCTACTACCGATTGGTTCCGTTCTATCGCAGTTTCTATTAACGGCGATGCTAACCCCCTCTCTTTATTAAGTTTTGCGAATCAAATGCCGGCTAGGGATGCCCGGCACCTCCGAGTAGTATATTCTTCGATAGTCCCCAACATTGACTTAACCCAAACTTTCGAGTGCACTAATTGCAACTACTCAGCGGACATGGAGGTTCCGCTGAATTTGGACTTTTTTTGGCCTGGATGAACAGTACAAAGAGATGATTTATGAAGAGTGCTTCCAAATGAAGTACTATGGCGGGTGGAGTTTCTTTGAGACATATAACCTTCCTATTCAAGTCCGAAGATGGTTTTTAGAGCGTATAGTCAAACAAAAAGAAGATGAGAATAAAGCGATGGAAGATTCGCAGCGCCAGTCTAAGGGGCACACTCATCGCTTTAAGTAATAAATTATTTCTTTAACTACTTATTAAGGCGCAGAGGTGCGCTCCAGCGGGGGGCTTTTTCGTGAAGAATGAAGATTTTGATAACAAAGTATTAGACTTGGGTGAAGTAAAGAAGCAACTCAATGAAAATATTCTCCATGTATTTGCAGCTTGGATAGAATATCTTCTTTCTAAGATGTTTAAGGGTCGCCGTATTCCAGTGCGAGTACGGGGCAACAGAATAGAAATCGAACGATTTACTGATGCGCTAGTAAACGAAAAACGCTATATGGAATTTATCAAGAAGTATGGTCTTGACGACCCTATGACTTACCGACAAAAGTCTAAGCTAGATGTGGCTATTCGCAGGTTTGAAAGAGAGGCGGGCATCAATTGGCCTATTAGGAAGGGGTAGTAAGAAGTGGCAAACGGCGACGACAACAAACCTATCTCACCTGAAGAGACTAACGAAAGTACTGAGTCTACCAAGCGAAATACCGAAGAGACAAATAAGAACGAAACAGCACGAAAGAAGCTGCTCGACACACTTCTAGCAGAAGCCAATGCCCGCAAGGCACTCAATGACTTAGAAGAAGAGGCGTACTTACGTTCTCAGTCTAGCTTCAAATTACAAGAGAAGATAAAAGTACAAGCCAAGAATGGTATTGAGCGAGAGCTTACTCGGATTGAAGTACTCAAGCGAGTAACGGAACTTGAAGAAAAACAAATCAAGAACAAGGAAAAAGGTCTTCCTCTTATACGAGAGGAACAGGAAGAACTTAATTCTCTTATCGCCGTTATGGGCAAGGAAGAGAAAGCCTACCTTGCAAAGAAAAAACAACTAGAAGGTACTCGTAAGGCACAACAATTCCTCAAGTCCTCTACGGAGCAACTGACAGGAGTTCAACTCGACAGCATTATGACTGTCAAGGGAGTGACCTCTAGCCTTATTGGGATGATAACTTCCCTAGATAAAGCCTCTGTTGAATTAGCCAAGACGACTGGATACACCCGAGCTTTCCGTGGAGATATGGTAAGCCTTGCGCAGGCAAGTGATGGTCTTTACACAACATTGGCTGAAAGCGGGCAGATAGTCGGAAGCTTAACTACACAGTTCAGTCTTTTTGCAGCAGAAGGTGATTCTACTCGACGAATGGTGGGAGATACCGCAGCCCTGTTCCTTAAGTTGGGAGTAGAGGCAGGTGAGACCGCTGCCTCATTTGACCTTCTTACCCGAGGGATGGGAATGAGTGTCGAGGCTGCAAACTCTACGGTGTTATCTTTCGAGAGATTATCTCAAGAGATAGGTGTCCCCACAGGGCAGATAGTCAAAGACTTTAATCAACTGGCACCTGAACTAGCTCGTTTTGGCAAACGAGGAGATGAAGTATTTAGAAACTTAGAAAGGCGAGCACGCTCACTAGGTATGTCAACCAGTGATATGTTCAACATCTCAGAATTGGGTGATACCTTTGAGGGAGCATCTGACCTAGCAGGCAAGCTAAACGCCCAGTTCGGAATGCAACTCAACTCAATGGAGCTTATGAGAGCAGAAGGCGTTGAAAGAATAGACCTGATGAGGCAAGAGTTTCAAGCCCGAGGTCTAAACTTCAACGACATGCATAAACGCCAAAAGCAAATGGTTGCGGAGATAATGGGAGTGGACGTCCAAACAGCATCCCGATTATTCGGTGACCCTGTTGAACTACAGAAATATCAAAGGGAACAGTTAGAGGCGGCTGAACGTGCCCAGAGGATGAACACCCTTCAAGAGAAGTTTGGAGCCATCACAGAAAAAGTATTCTTGATGGTCGAAAAGCCCTTGAGTGCTGTATTGGAAGTGTTCTCTAAGATTGCCGACACTATTGCGGGCAACTCTAGTCTTAGTTTGGCAGCGGGTGTGACCATCTTAAGAGTTGCCTTTGTTGGCGCAATCAGTGTAATGAAGGGTTTGATATTCTTACCCCGCTTAATTCAACAATCAGTTGTGCAGATGAATATGCTGGCAGCCTCCACTAATCGTGCAGCCGCAGCATCCTCCCGTCTTAGTA